AATCTCTATTCCATTAGTATATGGCCAAGCTATATACCCAGTTGGAGCTGATACGATTGACATCTTAGATTTGGTTACTCGCACCAATAATTCTCAGGCAAACAATCAGCAAGATATCAATTTAAATCGTATTTCAGAGTCTACGTATTCTACGATTCCTAATAAGCTGACTTATGGCCGTCCAATTCAAGTTTGGTACAACCGTCAAACAGGTAATTCCAATATCTATGCTGGCGTAACTTTGGCGGCTACTTTGACCCCATCAGCCACCACAATTACCCTGAGTTCGACCTTTAATATGCGGTCTACTGGATTTATTCAGATTGACAGCGAAATCATTGGTTATGTCAATATTTCAGGAAACCAGCTTTTAAACTGCTATCGTGGACAGTACAATACTACAGCGGCGTCACATAGCGTCGGAGCAGCGATTTACGACCAGCAATTACCCAGCTTGGCAGTATGGCCTACCCCAGACAATGGAACACCCTATACGCTTGTTTATTGGCGTATGAGACGGGTTCAGGATTCTGGAACAGGTGTATATGTTCAAGATATTCCATTTAGATGGATTAACTGCTTGGTAGCTGGACTGGCTTATTACTTGTCTATGAAATTGCCCGGCATGGATATGCAGCGCGCACTTGGTTTAAAGTCTGAGTATATGGAACAGTTGCAACAGGCTATTGAAGAAGATAGAGAAGATGTATCAATTAGATTTGTGCCGCGCAACTTGTTTTACGCGAGGTAAGTATGCCAACTAAGTATGCTAGTGGCAAACACAGTATTGCGGAATGCGATAGATGTGGTCAAAGATATAAGTTAGTTGAGTTAAAAAAGCTAACTATTAAGACCAAATTGGTCAGCATTAAAGTTTGTCCTGAGTGTTGGGATCCAGATCAGCCACAGTTACAACTTGGCTTGTATCCAGTAAACGACCCTCAAGCAGTGCGGGAACCAAGACCTGATATTAGTTATTACGCATCTGGTCCTAATGGTTTACAAACGCAGCAGGGAGGCGGAACAAGCATTACACAGTCTGGGTATCCAGAAGGCGGTAGTAGAGTTATACAGTGGGGATGGTATCCTGTAGGTGGTTCTAGTGGGTATGATAGAAGTCTTACCCCGAACTATTTGGTTGGAAAAGGCAATATTAATTCAGTAACAATTACGACAACGTAGGAGTAAAAATGGCAATGCAAAGACAACGTGGTGTTAAAACTGACGAACCTTTTAACCCAAAAAATGTAGAAGACAATATGAAAAAAGGTGGAAAAGTTATGGAAAAAGAATCCAAAAAAGCAGACATGAAAATGGACAAAATGGTCGCTGACAAAGAGATCAAAAAAGCCATGAAAGAACACGATGCTCAAGAGCATCCCGGCAAACATACCAAGCTCAAGCTTAAAAAGGGCGGTATGGATGTTAAGAAAATGGCTAAGGGTGGTGTAACCCAATCTAACCTACGCAGCATGGGTCGCAATATGGCTCGCGTTGCTAACCAGAAGTCTAGCTCAAGAGGTCGTTAATATGGCAATCGCAAAAAATGTAAAGCCAACAACCAAGAATTCTTCAAAAATGGTAGTTGGTAAAAATCGTGATGACAAACCAGCAAGCGATTATGCCCGCCCACACACAATGGCAGGCAAAGTAATTGATGGTACAGAAGTTATGGAAATGGGCGACTATGCAACCGAGAAGTCAGCCAAGACCGCTAACATTAAAGACCCATTACCACCAAGCGCAGTAAGCTGGGGTAAAGGCACAACCAAAGAAGATGGTCTTGAAACACGTGGTAATGGTGCAGCAACTAAAGGTCGTATTGCTCGCGGACCAATGGCTTAAGGGTAAACCCTAATGAATTACGAGACGCTTTTTAACAATATTCAAACTTATGCTCAAACCAATGAGCCTACGTTTGTTGCCAACATTCCGTTCTTTGTTGAACAAGCTGAAACTCGTATTTATAACTCGGTTCAAATCCCGTCATTACGAAAAAATGTAACAGGAAATTTAAGCTCTGGAAACCAGTATTTAACTTTGCCGTTTGACTGGCTTTCCACTTATTCTGTTGCAGTAATTGATAGCAATAGCAATTACAACTATCTTATTAACAAAGATGTTAACTTTATCCGCGAAGCATATCCCAACAACGGTTCTACTAGTTGGAGTTTACCTAAGTACTACGCTATTTTTGGCAGCTCTACTATTAATGTTAATGAGCTAACTGCAATTGTGGGACCAACCCCAGATTCTGCATACAACGTAGAATTGCATTATTTTTACTATCCAGTATCAATTGTTCAGGGTGTTGTTGCTACTCTATCCGCATCCTTTACTGCTGGTACTTTGTATAGTCCCGGCTTGTATCAAAACGTTCCATTAACAGGTGGATCGGGATCGGGCGCAACTTGTGACATTTTGGTCAATAGCTCTGGTAACGTAGCAACGGTTACTTTACAAAATGGTGGTAGCTTCTATCAGGCAGCAGATGTTTTGAGCGTTGATACTACTAATATTGGTGGATCAGGATCTGGATTCTCTATTACTGTAGCTACCGTAAACAACCCATTAGGTCAAAGCTGGCTTGGTGACAATTATGACCCAGTCCTATTTTATGGATCCATGCGCGAAGCTATGCTATTCCAAAAACAGGAACAAGACATCATTAAATATTACGAAGATAAGTACCAAGAAGCGCTTGCTGAGATGAAACGCCTTGGTGATGGTCTGGAGAGGGGTGATGCTTACCGCGATGGACAGACCCGTTTAACCCCATTGAATAAGCTATAAGATGCCAATCGTTCAAGGTCAAACCACCGTATTTAAAGCCAACATTTTGTCCGGTTTGGAGAACTTTACCTTAACTTCGCCTTATACCTACAAAATTGCACTTTATACCGCAAACGCTAATTTAAATAATGCGACCACAGCTTATGACTCAAGCAATGAAGTTGTATCGCCCGGATACACTGCTGGCGGTCAGACTTTAACAATTTCCAATCCACCTACGCAAGATACAACCAATAATACGGCTTATATCTCATTTAATAACGTAACATGGACTGGAAGCATTACCGCACGGGGCGCGCTAGTTTATAATAGCAATACTGGGGCGGCGTGTTTTATTTTGAATTTTGGTAGCGATATTACCAGTTCAAGTACATTTACCGTTACCTTCCCAACGGCAACATCAACAACAGCAGTACTGACAATTAGTTAAGGAGTTTTAAATGGAAAAAGCAAATCTAGGAGATATCAGTACCGCTACGGTTACTCGTGGTGCTGGCTCTGATGAGACTATTGGTATGCAAGGCTTCTATGAAGTTACTTGTTACGACCAAAACGGAGATATTAAATGGCAAGACAAAGCACCAAACTTGGTAACAGCTGGAGGTAAAAGTGCTTTATTTGATTACTATTTTGGTCTCACTGGTACTGGCGGCGGCACTGCTGCTGGCGCTAACTATCTTGGATTAGTAAGCTCTGCCTCTGCAACTGCAAACTATTTCCAATCTGACACAATGGCTTCTCATGCCGGCTGGTATGAGCCACCTGCAACTGTTGCAGCAGCTCGTCAAGCTCCAAACTGGACTGCATCTACCAATAATGGTTCTGCTTCACCAAACAACATTGTCTCTAAAGCCGCTAACGCTCTGACATTTAGCATTTTGTCTAGCGCAACTATTTTTGGATGCTTTATTAACTCTGGAACTGCAGCAGCTTCTACTGTTAGCTCTACTGCTGGTGTGTTATATAGCGCTGGTAACTTTACCGCTGGAAGTAAAATTGTTTCAAGCGGTGATTCGTTAGCCATTACTTATACTACAACCGCTACTAGCTAAGGAGCCGTAAATGGCTCTTGTATTAGCTGATCGTGTCCAACAAACTGGCACAGCCAATACTACTGTAAGCTTTAGTCTTACGGGGGCTGTGACCGGTTTTCAATCCTTTACCGTAATTGGTAATGGAAATACTACTTATTATACTGCCACAGATGCGACAGGTAATTGGGAAGTAGGGATTGGCACATATGCAACTGGCGGAACATTAACTAGAACCACAATCCTGTCTTCTTCTAATTCTGGAAGCTCGGTTACATTTACAGGCACAGTTAATGTATTTGTAACCTATCCTTCTGAAGCATCTATTCTTGGCGGTGCTGGTCAAGCTATTCAAGTCAACCAAACAAATGCAACACAAAGTTATACTATTGCTACGGGAACAAATGGATTCTCTGTTGGTCCAATTAATACCGCCTCTGGTGTATCAATCACTATTAGTAGTGGGCAAAGATGGGTAATAATTTAATATGACATCTATTATTAAAGCTGATAACGGTTCTATTTCTGGAGTTAGTGGAATTGTACAAATTGCCGATTCTTCAGGAAACCTTGCTTTTCAAACACAAGGAACTACAAATACCATTACTGTTCCTAATGCAACTGGAACTATTGTCGTTGGTTATTCTGCTTCTTACTTAATTGTTGCTGGCGGTGGTGGAGGTGGTTCTGCTTCAGGTGGCGGTGGCGGTGCTGGTGGATTACTAAGCGGCACAACAACTTTATCTTCGGGTACAACTTATTCTTTTGTTGTAGGAAGCGGTGGAAATGGTGGTGCGTCTGGCGGTTTAAATACTGGTTCAAGCGGAACAAATAGCACAGGTTTTGGTCTATCTGCAATAGCTGGTGGTGGAGGCGGTGGATTTGCAGCAAATGGATTATCAGGTGGGTCAGGTGGTGGTGGTGGATACGCTTCTGGAACTGCTGGCTCTGGCACATCAGGACAAGGCTATGCTGGTGCTAACGGAATAACTCAAAATCCCGGTGGTGGTGGCGGTTCAAGCGCTATTGGCGGTTCACCTTCTACAACCGTTCCCGGTAACGGTGGTAATGGAACATCTAGCTCAATTACTGGTTCAGCCGTAACATACGCTGGCGGTGGTGGCGGTGGTGGTAATAATACTTATGACGGATTAACTTACGGCACAGGCGGTTCTGGTGGCGGTGGAAATGGTGGTACTTATTCTTCCGCTGGTACTGCTGGAACAGCTAATACTGGTGGCGGTGGTGGCGGTGGTGGATTTATTAATTCAACATACTATGCTGGTGGAAATGGCGGATCAGGAGTGGTAATAATATCTGTACCAACATCAAGCTACACAGGCACAACCACAGGAAGCCCAACTGTCACTACATCAGGAAGCAATACCATTTTACAATTCAACTCTAGCGGTTCATATACAGCATAAAAAGGAAATCATGTCACATTACGCAAAAGTAGTAGACGGCAAAGTAACACAAGTAATTGTGGCTGAAGCCGACTTTTTTAATCATTTTGTAGATACAAGCCCCGGTTCTTGGATTCAGACTTCTTACAACACTCGTGGAAATAAGCATTACAATCCCACAACTGGCGTAGAAGATACTGCAACCACACCAGCTTTGCGTGGAAATTATGCTGGTATTGGCTATACATACGACCAAGCTAATGATGTTTTCTATGCTCCACAGCCTTATGCAAGCTGGACATTGGACAACGCAACTTGGTCTTGGAAAGCTCCTGTAGCTGTTCCTGAAGATGGAAAAGCTTATAAATGGGAAGAAGCTACAACTTCTTGGGTTGAGGTAGCGTAATGTCTGTAATTATTAATGGTACTAATGGTATTAGCCCTGCTACATGGACTACTGCTGGTAGACCATCAAGCCCTGTTGCTGGTCAGCAAGGATATAACACTACTTTAAATCAATTTGAAATTTATTCAGGTATTGCTTGGGTAGCAATAACCAGTCAAGCATATACAGCAACTTATTTAGTTGTTGCTGGTGGCGGTGGTGGGGGAAGTGGATTTAGCGGTGGCGGTGGTAGTGGAGGTTTTATAACCAATTCCGTAAATTTAACTCCTTCAACTGTATACACAATTACTGTTGGGGCTGGTGGTGCTGGTGCAGCAGCTAATAGTCCTGCTAGTGGAACAAGTGGTGCAAACTCTATTATCACTTCCATTGCAACAGCGACAGGCGGTGGATATGGTGGAGGCCCATCAACCAATGGAAATAATGGAGGCTCAGGCGGAGGCGGAGGTTCAAATTCCGTTGGTTCTTTTGGTGTTGGTGGAAGTGGTACAAGCGGACAAGGTTTTGCTGGCGGTAATGGTTGTTTAACTGCTCCTAATTATGGTGCTGGTGGTGGCGGAGGTTCTAGTGCAGTAGGTGTTGTAGGAACGGGAACTACTGGCGGAAATGGTGGTTCTGGTACGGCATCTTCTATTACAGGCTCATCTGTTACTTATGCTGGTGGCGGTGGAGGCGGTTTATTTTCGGGTGGTACGGCTGGAACTGGCGGTGCTGGAGGCGGTGGTGCTGGCGGTGCAACAACTGCTGGAACTGCTGGAACTGCTAATACAGGCGGAGGTGGAGGTGGCGGTGGATATTCAACCAATTATGCTGGTGGAGGCGCTGGAGGTTCAGGAGTAGTAATTCTTTCTATTCCAACTGCAAATTACACAGGCACAACCACAGGAAGCCCAACTGTTACAACATCAGGAAGCAATACAATATTAACATTTACATCTAGTGGTACATATACGGCTTAATTATGTTTGGGATAACAGCATTTGCTCAAGCCCCGTTTGCCACATTAGGCGGGAATAGCTATTCAGTTGCCATATCTGAAGCAATTACGCTTAATGATATTAATGCGGTAATAGCATCTTTTGCATCTTCTATATCCGAAAATATTACATTTGCGGACGCTATTTCTGCTACTGCCAGCTTTGCCAGTCAAATATCTGAAGCTATTAATTTAGCTGATGTTGAATCTGTAACTGCCACATTTGCTGCATCTATTACAGAAAATACAATTACTGACTTTGATATTGAAGCCGTAATAGCAACATTTAACGCAAGAATTACAGAAGCCATTACTGCTGAAACTGATAGTGAAACGGTAATTGCTACAACATCTGCGGCAATATCTGAGGCTATTACCCTTACAAACGCACAAACAGTAACTGCAGCTTTTGCATCTTCTATTAGCGAAAATATTGGTATAACAGATATTAATGCGGTTCATGCAATACTTGCATCTGCAATATCTGAGAACGCTGGTTCGTATTCTGAAATGGAGTCAGCGGTTGCTAACTTTGCTGGAAAAGTATTTGAGAATGTAAGCTTTGCAGATTTAGCAAAATCAGCCTTTGCTTTCTTTGGATCTGTAAATGAAGCAATTACCTTAGCAGATTCTCAATCTCCAGCGCTTACCTATCATGTAACCATTACCGAAAATTCAGCTTTTGGCAATAATCAAACGGTAACGGCTAACTTTACCGCCCAGCAACTTGAGGTTCTCACTATTTTGGACTCGCTTTTAAGCGGAGGATGGATTAAAATAAACAATAGCCAACCTTTAGGATGGTCTGCTATTGCCAATCCGCAAGGTAGTGGTTGGACAATAATTAGCAACTCTGAAACCCCAAACTGGACAATCATTAACGATTCCCAATAAGGACTTAAATGACAACAACGTATTCGCCATCACTAAGATTATCCTTAATTGGTACTGGAGACCAATCTGGTACTTGGGGAAACACGACCAATTCCAATCTGGGAACCCTATTAGAACAGGCTATTACTGGCGTGGTAGCGATTTCTTTGACTGGCTTAAGCTCATATACCTTAACAAATTTAAACGGCGTATCGGACGATGCCCGTAATCAGACATTGGTTTTTAATGGTAGCCCATCTACAACAGTAAGTATTATTGCTCCATTACAAAATAAGTGGTACATCATTACCAATAGTACCAGCCAAAATTTAACCATTTCAGCATCTGGCGGTGCAATATCTTTGACCATTTTGCCAAATACCACTGCACAGTGCTATTGCGATGCATACAATGTTAGCGGAACAGGCTCAGGATTTTATTCAGCGCAAACATCTTCTGCTGGTAATTTCACTGTAAATGGAACTTTAAGTGCTACCGGGGCAACTGATACAGGAAATTTAACGGTAGGTGGTAACGCAAGCATTGGCGGCAATTTAATTGTTTCAGGTTCTATAACAGGAGGAACTGGAAAAATTGTACAAACCCAATCAGCTTCTTTTACCGCTGGTTCTGCAACAAATAATACAAGTCCAACAGCTACAGGATTTACTCTTAGCATTACACCAACTTCAACATCAAGCAAGATTTTAGTATTATATAGCGGACCATTCTACAACCCATCAGGTTCTGGCGGAGTTTCATCAGGTAATGCATACTTAACTATGTATCGCAATTCTACTAATTTAGCTGGTGGTACAAATTTCATGGCAGATTTATTGTCAGATAATAGCAACCTATATGCTTCCTGTTCAATTAATTATTTAGATTCACCATCTACAACCAGCGCTATTACTTATCAACCATACATTTGGTGCGACAGCGGTACTGGTGCAGGTATTTTTGGTTTTTGCTATATGACATTATTGGAGATTTTATAATGGCTGCAACAGTCTACGAAGCATTAGTAGCGTTAACTCCAACTGCAAAATTTAGCGTTGTTGGAAATACTTATTCTGGAATTCAATGGTTTTCTTCTAATATTCAAAAACCTACTGAAGAAGCCGTGACCGCAGAACAAGCCGCATTAGATGCTCAAGCCCCATTGACTGCTTGCAAAAATCAAGCTTCTGCATTGTTATCCGCAACTGACTGGACATCTATTGCTGATGTGGCTAATCCTGCTGTAAGCAATCCATATCTGATGAATCAATCAGAGTTTTTATCTTATCGCAGCCAAGTTCGTGCTTTGGCAGTTAATCCAGTAGCAAATCCTGTATTTCCTACAGTCCCAACAGAAAAGTGGAGTTCATAAATGGCACAAATTACCATCTCAGGAGATACTAGTGGTGCGCTGACTTTAGCGGCGGCAGCTATTGCTGGTTCTGCTGTTATTACTTTTCCTACCGTAACAGGTAACGCATTAGCTTCTACCGCAGTATCATCATCATCAACCAATACTGTAACCAATAAGGTTGCCGTAAATATTGGTGGCACAGTATATTACCTTTTAGCATCAACATCAGGAACCTAATATGGCAACTACAATAACCGCTGGAATTACCACCTCAACAGCACTGAACATTACCACTGATACAAGTGGTGTTCTTAATTTTCAAACCGCCGGTAGTGTATCTGCTATGACAATCAGTAGTACTGGTGTTTCAATACCGGGCGCTTTGATTGCAAATACAGCAACTATAACTTCAGCCACTATAGCTTCAGCCACTATAGGAACTATAACTTCAGCAACTATTTCTTCTGCTACAGTGGCTAATTTAGCAATTGGATCAGGCAGCGTTACAACTGCGCTTGGTCAAGGAAATGCTTCTACATTAAAGAATCGCATTATCAATGGTGCGATGGTTATTGACCAAAGAAATAGTGGTGCTAGTGTTACTCCTACGAACGGACAATATTCTTTAGACAGATGGTATTTCTTTGTTTCTCAATCGTCAAAACTTACTGCACAACAAAGCTCTACTGCACCTGCTGGTTTTAATAATTCTTTATTAATCACATCATCTTCTGCCTATTCTATTGGCTCTGGTGATTTCTTTTCATTTCAGCAAAAGATTGAAGGTTACAATGTTGGGGATTTAAACTGGGGAACAGCTAATGCAAAGAATGTAACTTTGTCTTTTTGGGTTCAATCTAGTTTAACAGGCACATTTGGCGGTGCTTTTGGAAACGGAGCTGCCAACAGGTCTTATCCATTTACTTATTCAATTCCAGTAGCAAACACATGGACTCAAATTAGCATAACTATTGCTGGTGATACCACAGGAACTTGGGCTACAAACAATACTGCTGGATTGGCAGTTTATTTTAGTCTTGGGACAGGCTCAACATTAAGCGGAACTGCTGGTGCATGGGCTGCTGGAAATTATCAAAATGCAACAGGCGCAACATCCGTAGTAGGAACAAACGGAGCAACCTTCTACATTACTGGTGTTCAACTAGAAGTAGGAAGTAGTGCTACTGGATTTGAATATAGACAGTATGGTCAAGAGTTTGCACTATGCCAACGCTATTATGAAGTATGTTCTACAACTTATTTACAAGCTGCACAAGCTGGTGGTGGTTCTAATATTGTTACTGGACAATATCGTGTTACCAAGCGAGCAACACCAACATTAACATTAACTCAAGTAGTTGGTTCAGGTGGCGGTCAATTTTCTAATACAGTAGATAACTGGTCTGCTTCTGCGGCTGTAGATGGTAATGGTCGTATTGGTTGGTCGGCAACTTCTTCTGCGGAGCTATAGTCATGTATAAACTTTATAATCAAGGTGTTGAACCCTGCGTAATTCGCTTATCAGATGGAGCATTTATCCCATTTGACCCAGCAAATTCTGACTACCAAGCCTATTTAAAATGGGTAAATGAGGGAAATATCGCCCAACTAGCCGATGAGGTAAAAGCATAATGAAAAAGCATATTAAAAAAGCCTTGCAATGGGCGCTAAGTAAATTTGAACCAGATCCTGCTGAAGTTGCAGCTTGGCCCTTCCCTGCTCCTGAACCAATTAAAAATAAACGTGTTAGCGTTCCTAAAGCCACTACTCGTAAAACAGTAGAAACCCGTTTTGTTCCTGCTAAAAAGAAAGCAGTCAAGAAAGCTACTAAACGACTTAAAGCTTTAGAAAAATAACATGGAATGGCTAAGACATCTTGTTACTGGTAAAGATAACGAAACCCATGATGTAGCTCGGTGGTCTTGGGTTACGACTACTATTGCCGTAATCATAGGTGGATGCTGGGATGCTGTTCACAATGGAAACATAGATTTGATGAATTTTGCTCAAGCCATTGGCATTTTGTCAGGCGCTCATGGTGCAGCAGTAATGATGAAGCGTGATACAGAACCGGCTGGAACTGGAGATAAGTAATGCCATACAAAGATCCAGCTAAAAACGCAGAATGCAAAAACAATAGATACACGGAGCCTCAATAATGTGGACTATTTTGTCTGGAGTTTTTAATACTTATGCAGCCCCAATCAAAATTGGTTTATATATTGTACTTGTATGCGGCATCTTTTTTGCTGGCTGGCATACTAGGGATCGTGACTTTACTATTTACAAAGATGAGATCCGTATTACAGCAGAAAAACAACAAGCAGAAAACGAGTCGATTAAGAAACAACAAGAATTAGTTAATAAAGGAATACAAGATGAATATGATGCGAAGCTTGCTCTTTTGCGCCAGTATTATGCTAACGGGGTGCGGAACAACAATGGTGCCAGTACAGTGTCCGGCATTTCCTCAACCGCCAAGCTCTCTGATGCAATCGCCGCCTACAATCAACTTGCTTCAGATTGCGCAGCCACAACCCTCCAAGTAGTTACGCTCCAGCAGTGGGTTAATGAGCAGTTAGGTGTTAAATGAGTAAAGAGCAGTTAGCCGCTTGGGTGACTTTGGTTGCCACTTTTACTTTATGTGTAACGGTAGTAGCTATGGTAAGCGTATTTATGATGGGGTTTTTTGACCCTCAAGTAGATAACAATAAGTTATTTGAGATAGTCGGACCGGCTTTCCAAACCATTGTAGGCGGCTTTATTGGATTAATTACAGGTATTAAAATAGGTTCAGACGAATGAAACCAGAACAATTAACAGCGCTTGGTATTGATGCAGCAAAATGGTATACCCCAATTATTGATATGTTTGCACGGTATAACATTAATACAATTCAACGCCAAGCATCTTTTATAGGACAGTGCCAACATGAGTCAAACAATTTCAGAACTTTGGAAGAGAACCTTCATTACTCTGCCGATGGACTTATGCGTACATGGTCCTCAAGATTTCCTAGTCGAGATGTGGCTGAACAATTTGCAGAAAATCCAGAAAAAATCGCTAACAAAGTATATGCAGGACGCTTGGGCAATACCGAAGATAGTGATGGCTGGAAGTACCACGGGAGAGGTATTATCCAACTTACTGGACGGGATAATTACAGAAACTGTGGAGCAGCCTTGGGCATGGATTTAATCAATCATCCTGAGCTTTTATCACAACCAAACGGAGCATCATTGTCTGCTGGCTGGTTTTGGAATAAGCACGGTTTAAACGATTTAGCAGATAAACAAGATTACAAAACCATGACTGAACGCATTAATGGTGGAACACTAGGATTAGATGATCGTATTACAAAAATAAACAAAGCCTTAGAAATATTGGGATAATATGCCATTACAAAAGCTTGCTTTTCGTCCCGGATTGTATCGTGAAGGTACCGCATATTCCAGCGAAGGCGGTTGGCATGATGGTGATAAGGTGCGCTTTCGCAGTGGTTTGCCTGAAAAAATTGGGGGATGGACTCAGGTTAGCCCAACGCAATTTAATGGAATAGCTAGATCGTTATGGACTTGGGTAGACCTATCAAGTAACGTTTATATTGGTGTTGGAACCAATTCAAAATATTATATTTATAGCGGTGGTTTTTATAATGACATCACTCCGTTATTAACAAACTCTAACGGATCAACTACCACTACATTAACGGCTAGTTCAATATCAACTACTGCTAGTTCAACCGCAGTCACAATTACTGATACCGTTAGCGGAATCCAGCCTAATGTTGGAGATTTTGTCATCATTAGTTCGACTGCCCCAGTAGGTGGTCTGACTATTAGTGGAGAATATTCTGTCACTAAAGTTATTAGTGTTACTCAATATCAAATTACCTCAAGTGTAGCTGCTTCTTCTACAGCATCTGGCGGGGGAACCATTACAGTTCAGTATGAATATCCAACTGGCAATATTACTTATGCTGCAAGTAATGGATGGGGTTCTGGAGGCTTTTCTCCAACTATTCCTGTATCTTTAAGCAATAATCCATTTTTAGCAACCGCTGGAAGCACAACGGTTACAGTAACTCAAGCTAATCATGGATACTTATATACTGCTGGCAATTTTACAGTCGGGCAGCAATATACAATTGTTTCTATTGGATCAACTGACTTTACTGCAATTGGTGCATCTGCAAATACAATCGGTACTATATTTACCGCAACGGGCATTGGCTCTGGCAGCGGAACGGCATCTATTTCATGGGTAGCTTTTTTGGGGGCTGCTGATGTTGTTTCTGTACAACCAAGCTATAACTTTTCTTCTGGGTCATTTAACCTTTCTGATTCAAATGGTATTAAATTTTATGGTCATGATTCAAAACCAGCGGTTCCAGCAACATTATTAAATAGCACTTTTTTATTAACCTATGTTGATGCTAATACTTATACTATTGAACTTGCAGCTCCAGCTACATATGGCGGAATTGGTGGCGGATCAAGCGTAGTAGCTTATCCTGAATATGGTATTCGTCCTTGGGGTTCTGCTGCGTCCTCTGGTGGGGTTTATTCACAACTTCGTTTGTGGACAAATGACAATTTTGGGCAAGATCTTGTATTAGCTCCTCGTGGTGGACCAATTTATTATTGGCAAGACTCTACTGGAGTAGGTACAAGAGCGGTTGCTTTGTCATCTTTAGCCAACTCTACTGCTAGTACAATTACTTCTTTATCTTTTGCAAGCGGTTCATCCAC